CCAATCTTGGCATATCGGTAAGCCTGGAATACATGCGACAACAGGCGACCGATGCACAGAACAAACCAAGCTTCAAGAAAACATTCCTGTCAAAACACTTAAACAGAATCACAAGTTCTAGCCAAAGCGCTATTGAGCGCGAGACATGGGACGCGGCGACCGGCACGCTATCCAATTGGAGCGAGGCCGATGCAATCGGTTTAGGTATCGACGTTGGCGCACGAGACGACTTCGCAGCGTATGCAACTTGTGCGAGATTCATAGTTGGCGAAGAGACGATAATTGACGAAAAGGAAGGCGAAAAGGTTGTCCCTGTCTATCGGTTCGAGGTCAAGGCAAGCGCGTACATGGCATCCGATACGCTCAGGGATCTGAAAGCCGAACCGTTTGCAACGTGGATCTATAACGAGCAAATGCACACGCACATGCAACCGCTGATCAAGATGCGAACCGACATTTTGCATGATATGGAGGAACAAGGAATTCAAACAGCGGCGTACGATCCATCAAACGCCAAGCTGCTATCCGAAGAAATCATAGCAGGCGGCTTTCTTGCGGTGTCCATGGCGCAAAAGGCGTACATGTTCAACGAACCGATACGCGAGTTTCTGCATTTGCTTAAGATTGGTAGAATAACGCATGGTGGGCATCCTGTTTTGGCGTGGATGGCTTGCAATGCGATTATCATTGCGGATGCTGACGGCAAGTGGCGATTTGATAAAGGCAATTCGAACGACAAGATCGATATGATTGTCGCGGTTGTTATGGCGTTCCGAGTGTGTTGCTTGGCTCCGTCCAGATGTATCTCGGCTCCTCCGGTGCTTTACTAAGGAATTAAAATGGCAGGCGGATTTCAATTCCTAACGGATTGGCTAGATAAGTTGATGAGCGGACGCGTTAGCCCAAGGGAGGCTATGGAACTTCCTCCAATGTGGTACGGCGTTAACAAGATCACGGGCCATTGTGCGAGGCTCCCTTTGGTTATAAAGCGAGAAGGAACGGACGGAACACGCGAGAAGGCGGTTAAGCACTGGGCCTACGATCGGCTGTTGTTGAGCCCGAACGCGAACCAATCAGCGGACACTTTCAAGCAGCAAGTAACGGGCCATGCTGTCTTGTGGGGAAATGGCAGAGCGGTTGTAATCAACAAAGGGCAGCAAGACGCGGAGATCCTTCCTTTGATGCCAGATAGGACTTCATCGGTCATGCTTGCGGGCCGAAAGTACCATGTAACCAAGCCAGAAAAACAAGACAGGCTTCCGCTATTCAAGTCGATCGAAAAGGACGGATACGAAGGCGTTTTGGTGTTCCCCGATGACGAGGTTATGCACATTCAGGGGTTTGGGTTCGATGGCGTTGAGGGTATGTCCCTAGTTGCTCAGATGAGGAGAGCGCTAGGCATTCCGATTTCACAAGAGGAGCACGCCTACAACCAAACGCAAAAAGGGTTTGCGGCAAAGTTGATGCTTGAAGCCCCTCCTGGGATGTTCACTAAAGAGGCGGACGCAAAGGAATTTATAAAGCAGTTCAACGCGGCCCACTCTTCATCCGACAATGCAGGCAAGGCGGGTTTGTTGCGTAACGGAATGAAAGCAACCGTGCTTTCTATGAGCAATGACGATGCACAATTCATCGAGCAACGCAAGTTTTCGCGTCAAGATGTTGCATTGATGCTAGGGCTTGATGGTATGCCTGGGGACGGTGACAGCCATAGCTACAACTCCAAAGAGATGGAGGCGTTGAACTATCTTGATACGGGCTTGGCGCCATGGATTTGCAAGTGGGAAATGCAAGTTGACCTAAAGATTCTGAGCATGAACGACAGGCTCAAGGGCTTATACTCAATGTTTGACTTGCAAGAGCTGCTGCGAACCGATTCCAAGACGCAAGCCGAGATCCATGCAATCCACATTGCCAACCGAATCAAGAATCCAAATCAAGCACGCTACGACCTGGGATTGAACCCCTACGCAGGCGGCGATACCTACGAAAACCCGTCAATCAGTCCAGGTGTGGCAGGCAAACCAGATAAAGAGGACGAATCTGACGAAGAGGACAGGTCCACCAAGATAGCCGAGAATATGCTGCGGAATATGCTTCGAAGAGAGGCTAGAAACGCAATAAACGGTGCAAATAGGGTCGATTTTTGCTCTTGGATTGATGCAAATTACGCGAAATGGGAGGCTAAAATGGTCGATTGCTTGACCGGTTTGGGCCTAGATCCGACAGCGGCGAAAACCCATTGCGACGAATCAATAGAAATGCTGCTCGATGTAGCTGGAAAATCGACCGAAAAAGACCTGAAAACCAATGTCGAAACGTGTGTTTCTACGTGGGAAGATCGAGTTGACGCAATACTAGGGGCGAAAACATGTTGAAAGTGGACACGCAGACGGGCGAGATTTTCGTCTACGACAAAATCGGTTCAAATTGGTACGGAGACGGTATATCTGCGTTGAATATGGCCGAGGCACTGAAGCAGATCGGCGACAAGAAAGCAATCTTGCGAATCAACTCCCCGGGCGGCTCTGCTGATGAGGGCATAGCAATTTACAATCTGTTGAAACGTCATTCGGCAGGCGTCGAGACTCATAACGACGCACTGGCAGCATCGGCAGCGAGTGTTATCTTTCTATCGGGTCAAACGCGCTACGCAGCAAAGGGTTCTCGTGTGATGATTCATAACGCATCGTCGGCTATGTGGGGTAGTGCCAAGTCTTTGCGAAAGGAAGCGGATATTTTGGACACCTACGACAAGTCACAGGCCGAAATTTATTCGGTCTATCTCGGTAAATCGACTGAAGAGACTTTAGCACTGCTTGACGCGGAGACATGGTACACAAGCGAAGAGGCGGTAACGGCTGGGCTTGCATCGTCACTAACCGAGACGGTCCAGGTTAAGCCGAACGTTGCGGCTTGGTTTCGCAATCCGCCAAAGTCGCTAGCAGACGACGTGAAGCGTGAGCCATTGGTAACGACATGCAAGCGATCGTTTGCGGTTGCGACCGCAATCGAGAAAATGAACCGTGCTTTCTTGACAAGCTAAAAACAATAGGTTAGGTTAAAAGCTCACGCGGAGAAATACCCGCAACAACTAAAAAAACTATTCGCAACATCTGAGCAACTTATAAGCGGCCAGACGAGCAGACTAGGTGATTTACTTCATTTCTAGTCGGCAGTCTTAGCCGCTTTTTTCGTTTTAAGCCTGCCGCACATTCGGAAGGCATTGTGATGAAAACTGTTGCTCAAATCAAAGAAGCAATCTTGGCTCTCTGCAATCGCGTTCAAGCGATCGCAGCCATCGCGAAAGAAGAAAAGCGAGACTACACAGAGGAAGAAGCTGCGGAAATCGACGCTATCAACGGAGCGGGCGAATCGAAAGGAAAGATTGACGCATTAACTCTTGACCTTGACCGCGCGACCAAACAAGAAGCTATGGAAAAAAAGATGGCCGCAATGGTCGGTGCGCGAGTCATTGAAGGGAAGCAGACTGACGGAAGCGGACGCCCTAAGATGCAAATTCCGTCCAGCGTCAAGATGAAAGTTGAACGCTCCAAGGCATTCAAGGGGCGACATGCAGCACGTGAAGCTCTTGTTACCGCAAAGTACGTTGCGGCTAAGTTCTTTGGCGATCGCAAGGCGAAATTGTGGCTCAATGAGAACGTGCGACAAGCTGCGGTAAGCGTTGGCGAAAACTCGGGCGGTGGCTTGTTCGTTCCAAACGAGACGACCAACGCAATCATTCGGCTAGTTGAGGAATACGGCATCATTCGCCAATACTCAAAGATTGAAACAATGGCGTCCAGCACAAAGACAGTGCCGGTTCGCGTGGCTGGCGTGACTGCTTATCCGGTTGCGGAAACGACAACAGCGAACGAAGGCAGCAACAGCGGAACCAAGAGCCAATCAGAATACACGAACATTGAGCTAGTTGCTCGCAAGTGGAAAACTTGGTTCAAGATGAGCGACGAATTTAGCGAAGATTCGGCAGTGTCGATCGCGGAACAATTCGTAGTTGAAGCGGCATTGGCGTTTGCAACGGCGGAAGATGACGCTGGATTCAACGGTACCGGATCAGCCGCGTTTCACGGTATTGTCGGCATCATGAATGCAATGGCGGCGGGATCCACTTACACCGCAATTGCCGGGAACACCGCTTTTTCAACGCTGGACGATGCGGACTTTCGAGGCATGAAAGCCAAGTTGCGACGATATAAAGGAATGCAGCCAGCTTGGTTCATTTCGCCGGAAGGTTATTGTGATTCGATCGAGCGATTGCAACTTGCGGCAGGTGGAAACACTTCGCAACAGCTCGCCGACGGTGGGCTCCCAAGGTATCTCGGCTATCCGGTTGTCGAGGTCAACGCGCTCAACGGAACGCTGACGGCTCAAGCCTCAACAAACCTACTTTGCTTGGGTGACTTGCGAATGGCTACTGTGTTCGGCGACCGTCGCAAGATGACACTCAGCACAACGGACCAGCGCTACTGGGACGAAGATCAAATGGCAATTAAGGCAACGGAACGCTTCGATTTTAACTGCCATTCGACCGGAACCGCGACCGAAGCCGGTGCCGTTATTGTCCTTGCAACGCCAGCTTCGTAGTTGACTGTGCTTGCTCGCTTGTGATCGTCGCAAGCGAGCTTTCTTTTAAACAAACAAAACAGGAATTCTGTAAATGATTGATGCGCAAAAAGCAAAGTACGTGGCGGCAGTTTCGCCTGCTGCAATTATCGACAACGCAAGCGCGACAGCGGCGGCCATTGATTGCAAGGGCTCGCGATATGCCGAGATCATTGTTATTCAGGGTGCAACGGATATCGCCATAACAGCGCTGAAGCTGCAAGAGTGCGAAACCTCGGGCGGCACCTATGCCGACATCACCGGGGCGACGTTTAACGCAGGGCTAGACACTGACGGCACGGCGTTGGCTCTACCTTCTGCGACCGATGACAACCAGATTGCAGTATTCCAAGTCAATCTCGACAAGCGGATGCGATTTATCAAAGTTGTCGCGACGTTTGGCGATGGTACCGTTGGTGGGTTTATCGCTGCGGTTGCTCGGCTGTCAGAGCTCAGCAAAGTGCCGGACGTTTCAACCGATCTAGCCAACGGTGGAGTGTGCCGAGTCTAGTGGATGCCAACTACAGGCCGATCTTAGTCACTGCACCCACATCGGACGCAGTGACTTTGGCTCAGGCAAAGAAGCAAGTCGAAATTGCCGATTCGGATACGGCACACGATGAGCACTTGCATGAACTTATCGACCGGGCGCGAGATGAGTTCGAGACGGATTGCGATATGTGCATTGCGGCGCAGACTTGGAAGGTTTACGCGGATGATTTGTACGACGGGATGCAGCTCCAGAAAGGGCCTATTCAGTCGATTACTTCGATTAAGTATTACGACAGCGGCAACGCATTGCAGACGCTTGCAACAAGCATCTACAACTTTGACGCGGCCAATCGAATGGTGAGACTCCAATACGATCAGGTTTGGCCATCGTTCACAAATCGATGGGACGCTTGGGAGATAACTTACCTTTGCGGGTTTGCAACGCTTCCACCGATGGCAATGCAAGCCATGTTGATTTTGATTGAAAAGTATTTCCTTGGTCGAGAGCCATCAAAAGAACCAACGTTTGCGACCTATCAGCGGCTAGTCAACAAGATGCAACGGAGTACCTATCCTTGAAGTCTCGAATCAAGCGACATCGGATAACGGTACAAACGCCAACAGCAACTGTTGACGCAGACGGGCAACCAATTGTTACATGGTCGAATTGGATTACAAACGAACCAGCGGACTTTATGCCAACTGGCGGAACAGAATCGATGAGAGGCCGACAGCTTGAAGCGGGAACAAAGGGGATATTCAAGGTCAACTACCGAGATGGATACACAACGCAAATGCGAGTTATCCACAACGGCACGACCTATGGAATCACCTATGCAAATCCGGTCGATGGATTGCGGTACGAAATTGAATTGATGGTGAAAACATGAGCATGGACCTAACGATCACTTTCAACAAATCGGCAATAACGCAACTGCTAAAGATTCCCGTTTTGATGCGACTCGGACCAGCAGAGCGAATCTTAAAAGCGATGGCAAAACCTATCGTAGTTCGAGCCAAAGCGATTGCCCCTGATTCGCGAACAAGCGGCACTCGCGACAAGATGAGTGCGGAAACAAAAGCCAAGTGGCCGGAATCGGGCAAGACTCACATTAGGATGATTTACCGAAAAGG